TTCTATCCTTTTCTTTCTTTGGTGTAAAGTTATCAATGTCTGTGTTTGTGAGTCTATAGTAATCGGCGGGAGCATTCTTTGATTCGGACATATCAACACCTTCAGAGTGTTCTACCCATCGGGGAAAATGATGTTCCTTGTCCATCTCTTCGATTAATTTATACTTCACATACATCTGCTTCTTTTCTTTTTGAATCCTTCTAAGAAAAGCATAATAGATTATCTGCGTGAAATATGAAAATGGATTCTTCGATTTCTCTGGATTAAAGTTGTGTGCATACATCAAGCAGTTTTCTATTCCATCGCCAACCATCTCTTCCCTATATTCATAATTAATGAAGTTAGGTCTATGGGATAGTCGTTCGGCAATTTCCATAAAACACGTTCCGATATACTCGGTCACAGGAGGTCTTGGTTCATCCATTTCCTCCGCTTCGATAACCAGTTTCTTCCATTTACACATCTCTTCGAAGAATAATTGGTTGTCTACATAATGGTTTGATTTTTTTGTCATTTTCTCACATTTTCTTCCTTGACATACTATAATTTTTGGGGTACTATTATCTGTGTTAGGGAATCAATAAATCCCTTTAGATAACTTAAGGTTCTGGGTTCCAATCACGAAAGTAATCCTCGATATCCTCGTTCTTTCTAGGACGAGGTTTTCTATTAGGATGACCGTCTTTCATTTTCATAAACTCGTCAATGTCAAACTCAGCACCTTCATTCTCTGGGTCTAGACTAACGATGCCATTCATTAGAAATCCCAAGAACAAGCCAGGAGGAATACGAAACTGCATATGAACATTTTCGTTCTCCTCTTCTTCTGATTCATCTTCCATATCTTCATTATGCATATCGGCTACCTCATCCAAGTCACCTTCTACTATAGTTCGAAGGTACTCTTCTAATTGTTCAGGATTGCCAAGCATTTCTTGTACCAAGTCATTCACTACATCTTCTTTTTCCAGTTTACCAAGATAATGACTAACAATATCTGGAGTTGGACTGGTTTCTAAGACAACGTGCTTTACTGGAATTCTTTGGTCAAGTTCATTTGTTAGATTAGCCCAAGGACGCATCATCATAATATTTTTCTGATGTCCTGTCATTGGGTCTTGAATTGTTACGGTTTTCACCATCATAGGACGGTGTAGAGTTATGGTTCGAGTGTTCTTTCCGACCACTTTTCCGATTACTTCATCCCCCGAAGAAAGTTTATAGTTCCTGTATACATCACCCATTTGCTTCTCCTTCTTCTAGGTTAATTTTTATTGTTTTGTAATCAAACTTCTCTTTGTTATATATCTTCATTCTCTCTACAAAATGTTTCAGTGTATGATTTGTCCAGGTCTTCCAAGTCAAATCATCACCGATGTCATACAATTTTGCCTTCTCTTTATATTTAGACTTTCTTAATTGTCGCCCAATAGACTGAAGGACACGAATTCGTGATTTGGATGGAGAAGCAAAGATAATATTATGAAGCCTACGAATAGAAACGCCTGTGGAGAATGTTCCATAGGATGCTACGATAATTGCATTGTCGTTTTCTTCTGTCAACTTTCTTACCTTTTCTCTGTCTTCTGCATCAGTTCCTCCATACACAAAGTGAACATCGTGGTCTGGACAGGTGCGTTCAATTAGTTTAACCAGTTTCTTGCCGTGTTTTTCTACGAGTTGAAAAAGAACAAGAGTATTACCGTTTAGGTTCTTTGCCATATTTGCAATGAAGTTGTTTCTGTATGGATTGGTTACTAGCCATTCCAGTTCATTGAAATATTTACTTCTTTTCAACTCTTTTCTTGTTTTCTCCGAGTACTTTAATAGTATACACTCAATTGACAACTTTGCAAGTAGGTCTTTATCCATTAACTCATTAGTTTTGATGACGTTATATACAGAACCGAACAAACCTTCGATAACTAACTTGTGTGTTTGTGTGCCATCGAGTGTTCCAGTTGTGCCGATTCTATATGGACAGTTCTTTAGTTTTGACATAATACTTGTGAGAGACTTTGACTTGAACAGATGGCATTCGTCACCGAATACTGCACCAAAGTTATCAAAGTACTTTTGACCACATTTGTATATGCTCTGCCAAGTAGAAATTACAATTCTGCTTTCGTTTATTTTTTCCTGATTGGCAAACACAGTGTGACATTCTGCCGCTACATCAAAGGTTCTATCCGCCTTTGAGTATTCTTTGAAGTCTTCGTACATCTGTGTTACGAGGGATACGGTAGGAACAATAACAAGAATCTTTTTGTCTTGTGGTAGTTCTTCCATATAGTGCCTAATCAAAGAGTAAATAATTAAACTCTTTCCTGATGCAGTGGGAGAAAGAAGAAGACAACGGTTGTTGTTCATTGCGTGATGAACAGCATCTATCTGGTGGTCGTATGCCTTTAGGATTTCATCTTTGAATGCTGGCTGTAAAGTATCGTTAATGTACTCTTCTACCTCTTCCCTGAGAATATCATTCTTAGGAACAAGGGGAGCATTGAATGTCAATGAATAACCACGTTCGTTTGCAAATGACTGAACGTAATCCTCAAGACCAGCGTAGAGTTCTTGCTTGTATATGTTGTATAGTTTAATGGTTCCATCCCACATCTTGTTTCTGTAGGAAGGCATAAATTGATAGCCTGGAACCTTAAAGGTGAAAAACTCAGATAACTCCTGTGCGATACCTCTATCGCAATCAACGGAAATGTAAACAGAGTCTTTTTGTGTTACAACTAAATCACTCATTACTGTATTTAGGGGGCAAATTCATTACCATCCACAAGAATGGAAATATTACCACCAACTTCTCCTGACCATACGACACATTGAATACCTGCTTCTTGCATCATTTTGAGTCCTATACTACAGGACTCCAACCATCGTTCTGGCATTATATCAAAGTATTGTTTGTGTCCGATGACTCTTTTGATTCCGCATTGTATGATTGCTCTTGCACAATCTGAACAAGCATACCAAGGACAATACATCGTACAGTCCTGTGTTGCCATTCCTAACTTTGCGGCTTTGTATAGTGTGTTTCTTTCTGCGTGTTCGACGTAGTGATATTTGTTTGGTCTTTCCCATCTTTCCTCGGTATGGTCAACTCTATGTGGAATGTTGTTACACTCCATTGTGATGATTCCAGAGTTTTCATCTGTTAAGAGTGCCGCATTCTGGGTAGATGGGTCTTGTGAGTTATTCATTGCATAGAGATATAACTGACGAAAGTATACCTGATGCATTGGGTCGTATTGAATATTATACGCCACTGGTGAATCTCCTCCACTCAATCGCATTCTTGATTTCCCATCCCCTACCCGAAATACTCTTCACAATAGAAGCAAGGTAATCTACCTTTTCTTTCTGGAGGGTAATTCTATCATCAATCTTGGTTACATCTGAATCTGATTGAATGTACATATCCAAATCTTGTTTAAGCACCTTCAGTTGGAATGGCTCCCATCCTCTTCTGGTAAGTTCTTCCTCGCTCATTTTGCCAGAATAGAACTCCCACTTGTCGCGGATAAGTTCACGCCTTTCCACTTCCAGTTTCCTGAGAAGGATTCTTTCATCGTGGAACAGGTTTAGGTACTTGTTGTGTAGTTGTGGTATCTTTAAGGATTCGAGGTCAAGTTCACTGTCATCAATGACCATATCCTTTTCTACCATCTTTCTAATATCATCAAAACGCATATAAACACTCCAAAATTATCATTCATTATACAACCGAAAACCTAGGCAGTCAAGATAATTTTGTGATTTCATAATTTGTGTATCTGAACGTGGCAGAAGCAATAAGTGCCTCTGGATTTGTTGTGGTGCTGTCGAACTCTAGTCCAGAAAGAGATGTGGGAAGTAGGTTGTAGAACTCTACTCGAATCTTAGGATTCATTGCACTATTGAGAAGTGTAAGAGTGGCATCTGTATAGTGGTTAGGCGTTTTTTCGTATTCTTTGTAGTCATCAGTATGAACCGTAGAACGAATCCATTCGTAAATTTCAAGCCAGTTGGTTAACTCTTCATCTACCATAAAGTTAATATTTAAGTCTTCAAACTCTGGAACGCCAGGTGCGTGGGGTATATTAACAAAACGAGTTGGTTGTTCAATAACACTTAAAGATACGGAAGGAAGATTGGCACCTTGGCAAAAGAAACTGAGATGTGGACATCTCTTCATTGAAAACTGAAAGTATGTGGGAAGGATAGGATTTAAATTATCTGGCTGTCTTGCAAGAAAGTCAGAGGTTATACCACCAGAAAGACCTGCAATCTCATCACCAACATCTGGTTTTACTGGTTTACTAATTCCAATACCAGAGCCAATTACTTTGTATGCTCTTCTAGTATTTCTTGATTCCATAAGATTTCTCCTATAGTATGTATAAAAGAAAAGGGGAGTCCCGAAGGACTCCCCCAATTCTTATCTTCAGTTGTTACTGATAATTATCAGTTACCTACTGTTGCTTGTTCACCACCTGCGAGGATACCGTGGAGGTTATCAACGCGGAAGATTCGGTAGTACTTGTTAGTACGACGAGTTCCGATATTGTCGGTAGCCGCGGCTGTACCCTTAGCGAATGGATTCTCGGTCATACCGTACCGAGTCTTGAATCCAATCTTGGGCTGGAAGGTGTCAGCATCAACCGCACGAACCATCTGGAGTGGGACATATGGGCAGTAGAAAATACCAGCATCATACTGGCTTTCACCGCGATATCCAACTACGCAGTAGTTAGTGCTTGCGTATGGGTCAACATAAACCTTCATACGACCATTGAGAACACCAACAAAGGTGTTACCAGTGTCATCGACTTCT